ATGCATGCGACAGAAATCGGTGCCCGCGGCACAGCCGTTGCTGCATGGCTTCCCGGACGCCGTGACACCCTTACACGTCGGTCCATCCTTACGCTTGCGGGAAGCGGGTGCACGCGTCGCGATCGCCTCTTTGAGAGCGTCGAGGTCGGGCTTGATCGCGGCGACGACGCCGTTGATGATGTCTTGGAGCGGGGGGAGCGTGTCCGTCATGGTGTGGCGCAGTTTGAATTTGAATTTGAATTCTTGAGACAGTTTTTTCCACTTAGGGTTTACAGCGTGCTACATGGTGCTAACATGGACCCATTCAACGAGTGTCTATGGATCCTCCCGTCTGGGTACGTATCTTCCATCATCGAACGCGGAAGACCGAACGACGTGCATCGCTTACACTTGTAATACCTCCGCTTCACCTTCGCACCATCTATTTCCACAGTCTTCAGACCGTACGCCTTCCACTTGTGCGTTTTCAAGACTGATTCATTACTCGTCTTCCTATCCCCAAAGATCCTACACGAATCGCACTGTCGTATCCCACAGAACTCGCATTTCGTTCGCCTGGTGGTCCACGCGATGGGCATGTCGATGAACGGGGGATACGGTTGCATGTATTCACATTCGATCATAGCGTGAAGGGTGGCAGCCCCAAGGGGTCTTCGGTGACTGACGTCGAGGATGAGGGCATGGTGAAGGACGGTGGTGGTGGGATCCTCGTCGTGTTTGTAGATTCTTTAGTAGATCCGAGATTGACGAACCTACTTAGGGCAAATGTCCCTATAGTAGTCAGCCCATTGTCCATAAATGTATAAATCAGTGACCGCGCCTTGACGAATAATTTATGACTGTATTCGCACACGGGCGTTCCGATCCTATCTATACGAGAACATCTCTGGCTATAATACACATACTCTGACGCATACAAGACTGAGTACAATATGGCGAGTGGGGTCGCGATATGTGTCACAACATTTCGTCCGATCTTCACCGCTGTACTCGAAGGGGCGCGAAGGGACAATGTCAGCATGTGATTACATCAAATTCATTTTTTAACCGATGACAGACGGGAGTGAAAGTATTTGCAGAAATCTCGGAGATCGGTGTGAATCTCACACCATTTGAGGTTGTCGCGATGGATCACCTGGGTCGACTGTCGACCGTTGAACTGTTCCACGAGACAGCACGTGTGAACGGTCTCGCGAAGGAGTTCCAAGTACACCCGACACTGAACCTCTTCGTACGGGACCAATCGATTGAACATTTTCTTCGTCCGCTTCTTCTTTTGAATCAGTGTGTCGTCCACCACCTGACCCGGAACACCCACCAATTGATATCGCGTGCCTTCGATTTGACAGATGGTTTTGTTGTAAAAATTAGGTCGACCACTCCCCTGACGAGCGAAATTTTTGTTCAGTTCACTCGTGAGGTGATCCTTCACCGGTCGCAACTCTTCGGTCTGGCACACGGACTTGACCTCCTCAATCTTGTGCTGTAGGTCTTCCACGGAGGTCGCTCGATGGTTTGTGAATTTTCGAAGCAATGTCTCGACCGGTTTGTTCACGCGCGCGATCGTGTGGACCTTCTCGGTTCGAGTCATGTCGGTAAACGTGTGGGGCGAGTGTTTCTTCCAAAGTTCTCGAACAAGTTCTTGTGGGTCCTTGATCCCACACCCGACGGCGGTCGCGACGTCAGACGCGTTGATGTGGACGATGGGGATGCCTATGTCCGACACCGGGAACTCGATCGGGTTCGATCTCATGTACCAAAACAATTCACCACACGCTCGAGCATCGAACAGGGCGTGATGGGCGTCGAACTCGCCCCCGATGCATTCCTTGTAACAGTTGACCAGTTTCCCAGTTCGACAAAAATTGCGCTTCTTCCAAATCCCAAACGTACACAGGAACGATCGAGACCGGAACCACTCCAACTCATCGTCGTAGCCTCGGCGAATGAGTTCGGCGCTCACGATGTTTTCGTCGAACGCGCTGTTGTGTGCCACCATCGGTCCGTTCCCGTGACGACGAACGAACGACACGAACGACGCGATCACGTCCGCGAACGGCTCACCACTCGCGTGCGCTTCTTCTTCCGTTATCCCGTGGATCTCCGTCGCGCCAACCTTGAAACCATCGGGGCGGACAACCGTGTACATGGCATCGACCTCCTTACCATCTTCGAACGCCACGGCGGCGATCGAAAGGAGACGGGCTTCTTCATAGTTGTGGAGGTTGTATTTCGTCGGAGAAACAAACTCCAGGGGTCGTCCCGTAGTCTCTGTATCAAACGCCACATATCTCATACTTACAATACTATTGGCTCATTGTCTCTAACCGGTGTGATGGGGAGTCTCTCGAGTCGGTAGAGCGTTTTCAAAATATTCTCGTGCGACTTATCTAAGACCTCCCGACCGGCTCTGTACATGCGCCGGTACTCGACCATGTCGCGCTCGAGCATGTGCTTGACCTCCAACGTGTCGTATATCTTCCGATCCCTGTCCTCTTCCGAGACCAGTTGCACGTTCCCCAGGACTTGGACGACGTGTGGCGTCTGGTTCGTCGCCTCACGGGGAGGGGGGTGCAGTCGTTCGTGCATGACAAGTAGACTGTTCATCAGATCACCGTAGGAATCGCTGTCGAGCACATCCTTGTTCCTCTCCACGGCGTCGTAGATGGCATTGACGATGTCGGCACTCGTCGTGTCGCGTAAGGAATTCAGGTCGTGCATGGTCGTGTGTGACGTGACGCGGGCGCGTGGTGTGTGTCGGGCGCTAGAGACAAAAATTTTCCCGCCTTAATTTAAAAACTCCATGCGTCCGATCACGACAGTTACCTTCGAGGCTCTCGTGGTGGGGATCATAAACGCCGTAGTGTATTACACTTTAGACAAACTAAACTCAGGTGTCAGCACCAAATGGCTTTTAATTTTCACTGGTGCCGCTATTCACTTATTGTTTGAATTTAGCCCAATGGGAAACATCAACGAGATTTGGTGTAAGCAGACATTTCCATGAGTGCTTGTTCGCGGACTTGTTGTAATTCCTCGAGTTCTAACTCGAGAGCAGCCCGGGTGTACGCGATCTTCTGGTTGTGTTCGCGGAGACGTTCCTGGTACCACTCCCGTCGGTCGCCGACGTCGATGCCGGCTTCTTCCAAGCCCCGCGCCCGGGGTACGCGGATGCGCTCGAGACCGTATCGCTTCGCGGTCTCGAGGACAGCCTCCGTGACGAACTCGCGATCGACCGTCTCCTTCGGATACAGAGTCAACAGCCTGGAACGGATACCTTGAACACGCGCGTTCACATGGGATACGTACTCCGCCAGCGCGCGGCGCCTGTACACCGGGTCGTGCATCGGCGCGTCGGACGACGAGGGCACGGGTGTCTTCGGGATCTTGATCGACGGTGGGCGACGCGTGTCGGTCGCGAGGCTGAGGTTGGACAGGTCGGTCAACGTCTGGTCCATAGCGCGCGTGTCTAAGGTTCAAACAGGTAGTCAGGTGCGAGCCAGAGGGGGCTTGAGACTCTTTTTTCCAGATCTTTGCAGGGCATCTCGAGGATGATGATCTCACCAGCCTCATTGACGGCTTCTACCAGTTCTGTGCGTTCATTATGGGAAATCGGTGGGGAATCGGCTCGTTCCGAAAATAAATAATCGGTCAGGTACTTGAGGGGTGTGAACATGCTTGCGTGCGCGTGCTTGCTTGCTTACTATTACAACTGATATCTTTATCGCTTGAGCATGTTCATAATCTTGATGAAGGAGTCCTCGACGTTCCCGTCCTCCGCGGCGTCAATCGTGAGTATTGTCCGCAAAAAGTTGAGCATCGCCTCGAGCATGCACGCGTCGCGGTGTGAGGAGGGACAGCCAGGTGTCAATCAAATTTTGGCGGGAAAATATTGAAATTTAAAAATCCTCACAATATGTAGAATGGTCGAACGAATCGTGTCCCCGGACGAGGTCCCTCGACGTGTTCAGTATGTGAACATTGATTCAGAATACTACCCGACGAACAACACATTCACCGTGGACCTCAACGAACTCCATGTGGAAAATCTCAGTGAGGTGATCGGTATCAGGTGTGTCGAGTTTTACATCACGCAGGTGGGTGACAACTCGAACACGGCGTCGAACACGGACGTGGCGAAATTCGTCGACGTCGTCACCGACGACATACCCTCCGTGTCCCAGATTCACGACGCGCGAAATGGCATGATTTTCATGCGGGTACCCTTGGAGCGTCACTACAGTGGGTCGAACGGTATCCTCGTGCGGGACAAACAGTGGAAGCCTCACCAACGCGTGCAAAATTTCTTCACACCGATCGCATTGCGTAAGATCAATTTCAGAGTGTATGAGTTCCAAGACGACGCCGACTATCGGTTGCTCCAACCGGACGCACGCTTTCACATGATTTTGGAAATCACCACGCGTGACCACAAAGTGAAACCGAAGAGTAAGGAAGCACAGATCCTCAACGCACTCGAACGTTTGAACGTCAAGATTGACGAACTGAATTCGAACGTACGACGTCTACCCGACGAGCCCACGCACAAAGGCAAGCGTCCGGCGACCACACTCTACGCGATCGTCGCGGCGATGGTCTTGGCGTTCGTCGCATGGGTGAATTTCAAACCACAGGTGGGTTAGAAAAAAATAGTACGGAATAGTACCAATACTATGAGCACCATGAAACGAAGATCTCAGAAGATCCTTCGTGACCCGATCTATGACGTGACGAAACCGGGCATCCGCCGACTCGCTCGTCGCGCCGGCGTCATCCGCGTCGGGGGGTTGATGTACGACGAAATGCGTGGAATGATCAAGGTCCACATCGAAAACGTCGTCAGACTTGCTGTCATTTTCATGCAATACCGCGAACGAAGAACCCTTTCCCATGGAGACGTGAAGGAAGCGCTCAAGCGTTTGGAAATGCCGGTGTGGGGTGTGACCGGTAAGGAAAAGGCGAACACGTCTGGAGTCAAGAGGACCGCCAAGAAGACGAAGGCTCGTCGAGGTTCCATGGCGGTGAAAGAGGTCAGAAAATATCAAAAATCTGAATCATTGCTGTTGAGCCGAGCGCCGATCGAGCGCCTCATCAGAACTACGATGCAAGACTTTACCTCGGACGTACGCGTCGAGCCGAAGGCGTTGTCGTTGATTCAAGTGTCCGTCGAAAATCTCATCACCAACATTTTCAGAAAGTCCCAACTCGCCGCGATCCACGGTGGAAGAAAGGGTGTTCGACCGTTAAATGCTCAAATCGTTGTCGCGATGGAAGGTTAAAAAATCCGTATCATGTCTCATCATGGCGCTACTCATCAGATGCAGTGCACATCCCCGAATCAAACAACAACTCAAACTCAAGACCGGTCGCGTGGGGACGGTGTTGAGTATGTACTATGCGACATTGGGGACGGAAACCGCTGTGTCGTCCGTGCTCGGCACCTTCACGGCGTTGGGGTACGTCAAAGGTCTGTCAGATCACGTGGATAATATAGAGTCGTCACCGTTTCAGAAACACCTGCTGATACCCGTCGGGTGTAGTGTTTTTGAAGCGATGTGGAACGCTTCGCACGAGTGGCAATTCGACTACGGAGTGACACTTATATGTTTCCTGTCGTACCAAGTGGCGTTATTCTGGATACTCATGGACGAAATATTTACGCATCAACCGTAGCCGTCTTCTTCGTAGATTTCTTCGCCGCAGTCTTCTTCGGGGCGGGAGCGGCAGCACTGGCGGACTTGCACTCGCACTTGCCAGGCGGTCCTGCCGGGCCAACCGGTCCGGGAACCCCCTTCTCACCCTTCGGTCCACGCGGACCCTGGGACCCGGCACCACCGCCGCCTTCACCAATCATGTCGACCATCTTGAGGAGCGTCTGGTAGAGCGCAGCCTTGTCCACGCGGCTTTTCGCCATCTCCTGTTCGAGTTCTTCCTTGAGGGAGTCCATCTTGTTATACTTAGAGCAAAGAATTTAATACACAGCATGATCGACGCATTCATTGGACCGACCCTTCGTTCGGGGATAGGTCAGCACTGTCGAAAATATTGCGAACTATTCCCACAAGCCAAGTACTACTGTTACAGCGATGGTTCGATGGCGGTCCCGAAATGTGAACACGGTCTGCTGTTCCTGATTCCCGCCGGACCGTTTGAAAATGTGATTCAGTACTGCAAGACCCGAGTGAAACATCTCCACCTCTACACCGTGTGTGAGACCGAGACCGTACACGAAGACTATGGGAAGATGTTCAAACATTTCGATCGATGCGCGGTGCCCAGTGAATTCTGTCGAGACGTGCTGTCCAAACAGTTCCCGGACACAGAATTCTACGTGGTACCCGTCCACATCCCGGAACCACCGTACGTGTTCTACCACATAGGGAACGTCAAAGACGAACACCGGAAGAATTTTCTCGAGATCCTTCGGGCGTTCATAGAGTTGAATTTGGAGTTTCCGAACACGCGACTGCTCGTCAAGGCGACGTGTAACCAAGACGTGACGATCAAACACAAAGACGTCGAGGTCATCAACGGTGTGTTGAGCGATTTGGACACGATTCACGGGCGGGGTGATTGCTACGTTAACTTCAGTAACAGTGAGGGTGCCGGGATGGGTGCGATCGAAGCCGCGATCCGCGACAAGCCCGTCATACTCACCGAGTTCGGTGCACCCAGGGAATACGTCAAGACCCCATACACGATCGAATGCGAAAAGCAAGAGATCCAACACGACGATTTCTTATTTCAGAAGGGTATGGTGTGGGGCAAACCCGACCCGAAACAGTTGCGAGCGTTCATGCGAGACGCCTATGTGAAGCGCGCGCGATACATGGACCACTCACACACCAAACACATGGTCTCACATGAGTTCGTTACGGGCGTATTCAGTCGCGAGTGTCAAAAGTCCGAAGAAGATCGCACCTGACATCATCTGGTCGCGCTGGGACAGGATGTACATGATGAGTTCGTCGACGATTTTCACACCGGTCGGCTTCTTTGCAATTTTAGGAACGAGCGTCATGACGACGAGGTAGATCGCCATCGCGAGGATGACCGGTCTGAGTTGCTCTTGGTCGAGAAACATGTTATTACATTGTACTCATATTTTTTTCGTCGTCAAGTGGTCACGCTTCGCCTTGATTCGCGCGTAAGATTCCCTGATTCGAATCACGGCGTTGTTGAATTTTTCTTCTTTTTTAGGCTGTTCCATGATTATGCCTCCCCCCCGATGGTTGCCAGGTATAAGTCAACTTTTCCTTTAACGTTCGGACACATTTCGTGTACCCTTTTCGTGACAGCATCTTGGGATGCCACGATGTGGCGTCTAAACTTTTTAACATCGATCCCCGTGGCGTTATGAATCTCGTCCTCCGACGCGATGTCGCGAAGCGCGTAAAAGTACGCCGCCGAATAGTTCGCGTGGAGGAGGGCGATGATCGGGCTGTCGTCTTGGAGGGCGGCGGTGCTGTATCGAGCCGCCTGTCGGATCAGCGTCTCGATGTCCTTCTTTCGGTTTCGTCGACCGTTCTGAGACATGAGGAATGCCACGCATACGATGAGTAAGAGGTACTGAAACATCTATGTTTTACATGGATAAATTATTATAGTGCGCGAGGACGACCGGGTCGTCCATCGGGGTCGTCGGTTCGAAATGCTGAAGCGCCATTCGCGCGCGTCGACCGTTCTTGTTTTTGTCAATCTTACCGGACGACTGAACGTAGAACACCGCCGTGGTCGGCGAGTACCCCCGACGTCGCATCAACCACCACGCCTGTCGGACGTCCGAACGAGTCTTCAACGAGAGACACGCCTCACGAATAGTGAGCGAGGAGCGTCGGCGTCGGGCGGGCATCGACCTGATCGGCATGTTGTTCACGAATCGATCGTACAGACGCAGACTCCTGTACGTGTGACCGTTGAGGTCATCGAAGATGTGTCCGCTGACGACCTCGTGGACGCGTCCGCGGTCGAGAAGATCGACGCCGCTCCGCTTCAAGTGATCCGTGTAGAGTTTGATAGTCGACGGCTTGTAATTCTTCTCCCGAAGGAGGGTTTCAAAATTCGCAAGAAGACGAAGAGCCATGGTACTTAGTCTTCCCTCTCGACATGTCTTTAAGACATGGTACGTGGGTTGTGTATGATCCACGTGACTTGGAAGAAGATTTGCTATCTATGTCACTGCCCACTCAATGTCGAGGTGGGATTCGACGATGAAGAAGATGAGTTCTTTTGGAACTTGACTATGGACTTTGTCGTTGGTGAAGAAAGATTGCTCCAAAACACTCTATACTATAAGAAATTAGGTGGGCACGTGTACCCGACGTGTAAATCGTGTTTCGATCTCAAGTTCGTGTGTAATCCGGCTATAGTACGAGACATCGAGATTGGAAAACTCCGACGTCGACGTCCGAGACCCAAAGGGTACTCCCATGCCGAACTCGGCGCGTGGGTTGACATGTGCAGGCGCTTCATTCGTCGACTCAGGTCGTCGTCCGAGGAATTTGGCTTTTACCCATGAAGGAAACCGTGCGCAAACTCGATCACATCGAGCACATCCTCTTGCGCCCGGACACGTACGTGGGATCGACGTCGAAGGTCACGGAAGAGGCATGGGTGGTGGGTGCCGAGGGCACCTCCCTCGACAGACAGGTTTTGACGTACAGCCCGGCGCTGTTGAAGATATTCGACGAACTCCTGGTCAACGCGATCGATCGAAACGCGCTCTACCCGAAGGAGGTCAACACGATCGCGGTCTCCGTCGACGCGTCCACGGGCGCCATCACGATCGAGAACAACGGTCCGCTCGGTGGACTCACCGCGGAGATTCATGAGACCCATGGAATCTACAACCCGGAGTTGATTTTTGGACACCTGATGACGAGCACCAACTATGACGACTCGGTCAAGCGAATCGTGGGTGGGCGAAACGGGTACGGGGCGAAACTGTGTAACGTGTACTCGAGGCAGTTTTCAATCAAGGTGAAGGACGCGCTGAACAAGAAGACGTACACCCAACACTGGACCGAGAACATGCGGTCGTGCATGAAACCGACCATTCGGAGTTTTAGTGGTCAAACATCGTCCGTGGCGGTCACCTTCATACCCGACTGGGCTCGTTTCGATATGCAGGGACTCGACGGGGACTTTGTGAAGATCATCAAGAAGCGATGCTGGGACGCCGCCGTGTGCACGAGCGCCAACTGCAAGGTCAAGTGGCAGGGTGAAAAATTGGAACGACTCAACCTGCAAAAATATGCGATGATGCACGGGGTGGAAAAAGTCTGCGTGGTCGAGACCGACAGGTGGTCGGTCGCCGTCGGTCCGAGCGCGGACGGATTCCAACAGGTGAGTTTCGTCAACGGCATATGCACCACGAACGGTGGGTCGCACGTCGATCACGTGGTCAACGTCATCACCCAAGGTGTCTTGGAGGAGATGAAGAGCAAGATCCAACTCAAACCCAATCAGGTGAAGAACTGTCTCCACGTGTTCGTTCGGGCGACGCTGGAAAATCCGAGTTTCTCATCGCAGGTGAAGAGTGAATGCACGAGCAAGGTGGCAAACTTTGGGTCTCGATTCGAACCGACGACGAAGACCTTCTTCAAGAACGTCCTCAAGACTGGCGTCGTCGACGAGTTGACCGCACTGTCCCGACTGAAGGAGTTGAAGGCGCTTCAAAAGACGGACGGGTCGGCGAAGAAGAGTCGCATCTCGGGCATACCCAAACTGGACGACGCCAACAGGGCGGGCACGAAGGATTCGCACAAGTGCTGTCTCATCCTCACCGAAGGTGACTCCGCGAAGAGTTTCGCCATCGCCGGTCTGTCGGTGACCGGTCGAGACCACTACGGGGTGTTCCCCCTCCGTGGAAAATTTCGAAACGTTCGAGACGCGAGCGTGTCCGCGCTCGAGAAGAACGAAGAGTTCGCGTCCATCAAGAAAATTTTGGGTCTGCAACAGGGGAAGGTGTACACGGATCTGAGGGATCTGAGGTACGGACGACTTTTGATCCTCACCGACGCCGATCACGACGGGTCACACATCAAAGCACTGTTGGTCAACATGATTGAGTGTTACTGGCCTTCTTTGTTGCAACTCGGATTCGTGTGGAGTATGGTGACACCCATCAAGAAGGCGTGGAAGGGGAAGGACGTGAAGACGTTCTTCAACGAACTCACCTACCAGGAGTGGGACAGCACGAAGACTGGTCAGTGGAACGTCAAACACTACAAAGGTCTGGGGACGTCGTCGACCAGCGAGGCGAAAGAATATTTTCGCGAGATTGATCGATTGTCCATTCGATTCAATTTCGACCGGGACGCGTCCGACTCCTTGGCGTTGGCGTTCGACAAGAAATTGACGGATCAGAGAAAGGTGTTCATCCAAGTCAACACGGCGACGCCACCCACACCCCTTCCCTACGGCAACATGCAAAAGGTGGACGTCAGTGAATTCATCCATCGGGATTTCGTCAACTTTTCCATCGCCGATTTGAAACGGTCCGTCCCGAACCTGATGGACGGTTTGAAACCGAGTCAGCGGAAGGTCCTTCACGCGTGTTTCCTTCGGAATCTGTCCTCGGACATGAAGGTGGCACAGTTGGCGGCGTACGTCTCGGAAGCCACCGCGTATCATCACGGGGAACAATCGTTGGCGGAGACCATCGTGTCTATGGCACAAGATTACGTCGGGTCGAACAACGTCAATCTTCTCGTACCGTCTGGTCAGTTTGGGTCGAGACTCATGGGTGGGAAGGATGCGAGTCAGACCAGATACATCTACACCCGACTGAGTCCGATGACCCGAAAGATTTTCGACAGACGGGACGACGACGTGCTCACGCCCGTGGTCGACGACGGTAAAAACGTCGAACCGGAATTCTTCGCGCCCATCCTTCCGATGGTGTTGGTCAACGGTGCTGTAGGTGTGGGCACGGGGTACTCGTGTAACATTCCACCCTTCGACCCAAAACACATTCGCGACAACATCCTGCGCGCGCTGGATCGTCAGCCCATCCAGGAGTTGGTTCCGTTCTTCAAGGGGTTCAAGGGTCGAGTGACCAAGAGTGGCGAACACACGTGGATGACCGAAGGCATCTGGAAGGACGGTCGGGTGTTGGAACTCCCACCGGGTGTGTGGACGCAAAAGTTCAAGGAATCCCTCGACGCGATGATCGAAGACAAAACCATCACCGGATACACCAACAACAGTTCAACGGACGACGTCAATTTCACCATCCAAGGATACACCGGGTCGGATCCGTACGCCGACTTTGGTCTTCGCAAATCCTTCGCCGTGTCGAACATGCACCTGTTCCACCCAGACAGTGGAATCAAAAAGTTCGCCACACCCGAGGACATTCTCATCGATTTCATGAAGACCCGATTGGTATTGTACAAGTCCCGAAAGGATCACTTGGTGAACTCGATGCGCCGAGAGTCGAGAATGTTGGAGTGTAAATCAGTCTTCATGAAAATGGTGCTCAAACGCGAGATCGAGGTGTTGGGTCGGAAGAGGGCGCTGCTTATTCAGGATCTCGAGTCCAACAAGTTCCCGACCGTGGACGACTCGTACGACTATCTCTTGAAAATCACCCTGAACCAATGCACGGAAGAAGCGGTCGTGAGCCTCATCAAGTCGTCCGAACAGATGAAGAAGGATCTGTACGTGCTCGAGAACACCGAACCCGTGGACATGTGGAAATCGGATCTTAAAAATTTGTAACGTAACACTAGGAATGAGTGGTGGCGAAGCCGCGAAGATCGCTCTCAAAGCCATCGGCGCACAGGACACGTTCCTGCTGAGCGGTGAGCCCGAGGACTCCCTGTTCCACTACGCCAATAAACAACACTCGCAATTTCGAAAGTATCATCGCTCGAAAAATATCAACAAGCCGGGCACCGCCAAACCGAGTTGGCCGTTCGGGGAGACGACGATCGTCCGGTATGAACCACAGAACATGGGAGATCTCCTGTCGAACATGTGGGTGAGTTTCAGACTCCCAGCCCTTTCGAACGGCAAGTATTGCGATCAAATCGGAAGACACATGTTCCGAAAGGTCACCATGCGCGTGGACGAACAGATTGTGGAAATTTTTCACAGTGATTGGGCAATCATCTACGACGAACTGTACCAAGAGATTTCCGAGAAGGTCGCCGCGCGATTTCTCACCAACCGATCGCTCGCGTTCGACAGTTCCGAATTGAACACGGAGATCAACGCGTACGCGACCCAGGTCATCGTGCCCTTGAATTTCTTTTTCAGTCGACGGTACGCCGGGGACGAACATTCGGTCATCGAACCCAACCGCCCGTTCTTCCCAACGTGCGCCATACACAAATCGAAGATCGAGTTCGAATTCGAGTGGTACCCGCAGACGTTCTTCACGGACACGACGGGAACCGTGACCCTGTCAGAATTCAACATCATCACCGAAGAAATCACACTGACACCGGAAGAGCGATTGTATTTCATGCGCGAACGTCAGACCATCGTGACGTCCGTGGCGAAGAAACACCCGGTGGTGCAGACCGAGGTTGGGAAACCGTTCGTCAAGAACGAGTTGGTCCCGAACGGTCCGGTGAAAGCCGTGCACTGGTTCTTCCGCAACAGCGCGTTCGAACAGGAGAACGTCGTCAAGGAGACGGGGGAGACGGACGAGGGGAAATATTACATTCACAACCGGTTCAACTTTTCGTCCAACCTCAACTACGACGAGGTCTACTCATTTTTTGCACCCGTGATGGACACCGCAAAATTTTACATTCAAGGCAACGCCCTTCCCAATTCGACGAGCACGAATCACCTGTTCTACAAGTGGCTCATGCCCAAACACAAATACCTGTCCCGACCGATACGTAACCTGTACACGTTCGCGTTCGCGACGTACCCGAGCAACGCCCAACCGAGTGGCTATCTGGATTTCGAAAAATTACAAGGGACAAAAACGAAGATTGAGTGCACGTTGGAAAATTCTGATTACACGTACAGTTTACACATGTACTATACATCGATAGAGGTGTTCCTGTTCGAGGGGGGGAAGATGGAGATAGTGGGCACTCGCCAGAAGAAGAAGGAAATCATAGAACAGTCCATAGACGAGATTCCGAAGACCTGCGGTCCGGTGAAGCCTAGAAAACTAAACAAGGTGGATCATTTCTTGAACAGGGTCAAGCGATTCGCCTCCATGTAATCCAATAATTTCGTTCGTATGACCCATCTCAAAAAGTTCAACTGTGCCACCGTCGTGCTGATTTCCTCCTCCGTGCCGGGCACTTTGTACGAGATCTTACTCGACCGCGCGAAGGGGTCGAAGAATGCCTTACTGAACCCGTCGAGGGACGACTTGTACGCCGAGTGCACGACGAACGGCGTGCCATCGACCTCGTAATGGGTGTGATTTTTACGCGAGTAATTCGTGATGAACCATTCGATGTTCCGAAGACTGATGTGACTCTTCTTTTGGAGGATACCGAGCAGTTTTTCGCGATGCGTCGGGTTCGAATAGAACTGGTTTATGCTTGTTAACAAAATATCGGACTTACTCATGTTACAAAACTAGTGTGTTAAAACTTTAATACCACTCAGTGTTCCAGTGCTGACGTTTCAGGTCTTTGTAGTGCAACTCTTTCATCGCCCATTTGACGTT